GAACCTAATAGTGGGTGGGTACATTGTAGTTATGTATCTGAAAATCCACGTAAACAATTTTTAAGAGCTTATAAAGATGAGGATAAAAAAACAAAATATAAACCTATAATAGGTAAAGCAGTCGATTTAGTTTAGATCCATTCTTTTAATTCTTCACCAAGGACTTCAGATGCAATATCTATTTTCTTTCTCAAAGCTTTTACAATTTTTTCATCAACTGTTTTTTCAGCTATCATATCGATATATGTTACAGATTTCTTCTGTCCAATACGATGTGCTCTGTCTTCTGATTGTAATCTTTTCTCAAGATCATATCCATTTGAATAATAGATAACTGTATTAGCTGCAGTAAGTGTAATACCATAACCACCTGTTTGTGGATTACCTATAAAAAATCTACACTCATCATCATTTTGAAATCTTTCAATAGCTTCTTGTCTATCATCAGTATGAGTTTTACCATAATAAGTAACAACAGATTTTTCACCAAATTCTTTTGAAATAGCTTTTTGTATTTGTTCTACATCATAAATATAGTTAGCCCAAATAATTGCTTTACCTTCTGTTTCATCTAGTATTGATAATAAATCTTTTACACGATTACTTTTAACTTCTTGTACTTCATCATTATCATCTTTGAAGTGACCACATATAATTTGATTTAATCTCATCATTTGAGTTAGTACGTGTGGTGCAGTAGCTTTTTTACCATTTAATTCTGCAAGAGCCATTTGTTTCATTGTTGCATATAATTTTGTTTGTTCTGGTGTAAGCTCAACATATCTTTTTTGATATATTTTTTCAGGTAGATCTAAACAATCTTCTTTTAATACTCTGTACGAAAATGGTTCTAACTTCATTGATAACTCCTCTAAGTTTTTATAATGTTTAACAATTTGAACTCTGAATCCACCAAATCGTGCATTCATCAATTCAGCATATCTTGATCTAAAAGCATAGTAAGAACTAAATCCTAACAATTCAGGATCTAAAAAATTACATTGCATATACAAATCTAACGGTGATTTAGTTACCGGTGATCCTGTAAGGATTCTTCTATATTTTGCATAAGAAGATAAACCAATAATCGCTTTTGTTCTTTGTGCTTTAGGATTTTTAATTGTAGTAGACTCATCAATTGCCATCATAGTTTTATGACAATTTAAAAATCGTGATGCAAACTCCACACCTTTTTTAGTTGAGAATGCTTCAACATTCATAACTAAAATATGTAAATCAAAACCAGGTTTAAATACTTGGTTAAGTTCTTTTTGTTTTTTGGCTGAAGTTGAAGGATCCCATAATACACTAATTGGTTTAATATGTGAAGCTAAATGATTTGGTATTTCTTGCGAAATCCAGTTTCTATAAACACCTTTTGGTGCTATAATTAATGCCCCATTTATTTCACCATTATCATAAAGCATAGAAATATTATCTACTAATACTTTAGATTTACCTGTACCCATTTCCATAAAATATGCAAATGCAGTTTTATTATATGACCTTTCTAAAGCCTCAAGTTGATGCTCATAAGGTTTAGTTTTATACCTATAATGTTCTACCATAATTTTATTTTTATCTTTCTATTGACAAACAATATAGTGTAAATTATATAGTTGTCAAGAAATAGAAATTTATGAAAAACAGAATTTTTGAATTATATAAACCAAAAAGTTTAGAAGAGTTTAAAACTTTTTATAGAGAAAATCCTGATGAAAATTTTGTATATGTGTTGCAGCATCCTGCACCAAGTATAAATATTTTGTCAGCATCTGATTTTGGTTATTTAGTTATTTGTAGACCAAGATTAGATAATATTTATATGAGTCCTGCTCCTTACATTCAAACAATGAAAAAATGTTTACAAGATGTAAGACCACAAGATTACATTTTATTGATTGGAGATCCTGCAATCATTGGGGTATCTTCTGCAATAATTAGTGATACTACAAATGGACAATTTAAAATGTTGAAATGGGATAGAAATGAAAGTAGATACTATCCGTTAGAATTTAATTTATACAAGAAAGGATAAATATGAGTGATATAAAAGATATGATGTTTGAAGACAGTAAGGATTTATTAGATGAAATAGATTCTAATGATATTTCTGAACAGTGTATTAAACTAAAAAAATTAGAAGATAAAATTCTTGAAAAAGAAAAAGAGTTAAAAGAACTCAAAGATGAATCAGATAGAATTAGTTCTCAAGTGATACCTGAACTTATGCAAGAACAAGGTTTATCACAATTGAAACTTGCTGACGGTAGTGCAGTTACAGTTGCAAAAACTTATAACTGTACAGTTAACAAAGAACAAATAGAGTCAGCGTATAAATGGCTTCGAGACAATGAACTAGGTGATCTTATTAAAAATGAGGTTGCTGTTAGTTTTGGTGTTGGCGAAGATAACAAGGCGCAGCGTTTGCTAGACCTTGCGGCTGAAAATGGCTATCAACCTTCTACTAAGACAAAAGTAGAACCGATGGTATTGAAGGCCCTTTACAGGGAGCGTATCGAGTCCGGGCTCGATATGCCCTCTGATCTTTTTAATTTATTTATAAAAGATAAAACTAAAATAACTCGGAAATAATAATGGAGGAAACGACAATGGCTACTGAAATGATGGCTAATGGAAAAGACAAGTCTTTAGACTTGTTCAAAGACGACCTAGATAAAGGTTTTGAGAATATGACAACTGATGATATGCAGTTGCCATTCATCAGAATACTAGGTCAACTATCACCGCAAATAACTAAAGGTGATGCGAAGTATATCGAAGGTGCTCAATCGGGTATGATATACAACACAGTCACTAACGAGTTGTATGATGGTGAAAAGGGTATTGAAGTTGTACCCTGCTATTACAAAAAAGAGTTTGTAGAATGGAGAGACAGAGGCGATGGACCTGGTGCACCAGTTGCGGTACATCAACCAGACTCTGCAATCATTGCTACAGGTAAAAGAGAAGGATCTAAGATTAGATTACCAAACGGTAACTATCTTGAAGAGACTGCATCTTACTTTGTAATGGTAAAAACAAAGAGTGGGGCTATGACACCTGCATTGATTACGATGAAGTCAACACAATTGACTGTAAGTAAGAAGTGGAACTCTATGATGAAGTCAGTTCAAATAGAAGTGAACGGACAATATCGTAGACCACCAATGAATGGTGTAGTTTACCGATTGAAGTCAAACCTACAAAAGAACGATAAAGGTTCTTGGTATGGTTGGAGTGTAACTCAAGATAGAATATTAGGTAATGAAGATAAAAATCTTTACTTAGATTCTAAAAAGTTTGCTTCAAGTATTCAAACTGGTGACGTGCAAACAAAGCATAGTGAAGAAGAGTCAGCTAAAACTCCGTTTTAGTTGTTGTGGGGCCTTCGGGCCCCATAAAAAATAAGGATAGAAATGATAGAGAAATTTAGAAATATATTTGAAGGATTAGATAGCGCGTACGGTCAATATATAAAAGGGGATCGTGGATCGAATGGCAAACAAGGCGGTAAAGCTTTTATCGTACGTAAAGAAGTTTCAGAACAATTATGGGTAGATCACCTACAAGGTAAAGAACCTGCTTTAGGAATTATTCCAATTAACAAAGACAATAAATGTAAATGGGGTTGTATAGATATTGATGATTATAATTTAAATCACAAAGAATTAATTAATAATATAAGACAAAATAAATTTCCACTAATTGTATTTAGATCTAAATCTGGTGGTGCACACGTATTTTTATTTATGAAAGAATTTACTAGTGCACAGATAATACAAGACTATTTAAAAAAAGTTTCTAAAGTTTTAGATAAAGAAGGTTGTGAAATATTTCCGAAACAAACTGAAATATTGATTGATCGTGGTGACATAGGTAATTTTTTAAATTTACCATACCACAATGGAGATAAAAGTTTACGATATGCAATTGATGATGAAGGTAATGCAGCAGATATAAATAAATTCTTTTCAATGTATGAACAGTATTCTTGTACTGAAGAACAAATTGCAGATGTAAAAATAGAAACACCTAAGAAAAAAGAAACGTTTGAACAAGGACCACCTTGTTTAAATACTTTAGCAGAAACAGGTTTTGGTGAAGGTGGTAGAAATAATGCATTATTTAATATTGGAGTATTTTTTAAAAAAGCAGATCCAGATAAATGGGAAGATTTATTAGAAGAGGCTAATGTAAAATTTATGAATCCACCTTTAAAATCATCAGAAGTACAAGGTGTAATAAAATCATTAAATAAAAAAGGTTATGATAAATACAGATGTAAAGAACCACCTATAAATGGTGTATGTAAATCTGCAATCTGTAGAACTAAAAGATATGGTGTGGGTTTTGATGACGAACATATGCCAGAGTTACATAGTTTAACAAAATTTAATTCTAAACCACCACAATGGTTTTTAACAATCGGTAATGAAAGTAAAAGTCCAAGAATAGAATTAACAACAGAACAATTATATTCACCAGTAGAATTTGCAAAAGCGTGTTTAGATCAAGCAAACTTAATTATACCAAATGTAAAAGCACAAGATTGGAGACAACTATTTTTAAAACCTTTAATACAAAATGTAATTACTAATGAACCTTTAGAATCATTAGATAACACTACACAGTTATCGTCTTTAATATTTGAATTTACTACTAATAGATCTAAAGCAAGAACTAAAGAAGATATTTTAAATAAAACTGCCTGGACAGATGATCAAAATGAATACACTTATTTTAGGATGTCTGACTTTTATTCTTTTGCAAAAAGAAATAATTGGGAACTTGATAAAACTAAAACAGGTAATTTAATTAAACAACTAAAAGAATTTGTAGGTGAACCTAGAATGGAATTAAAAAACTCTAGACCAAGAGTGATACAAATAAAAACTATGAAACCATTGGAAGCAGCTACAAGTAAGAAAACTTATGTTGAGGAGCACTTTTAATGTATGACAAAGATATTGCACCAAATTGGCATTTGAGATTTAGATTAAAGATAGAAGAATTAACAAAGGAAAACGAAAAACTTAAAACAAAAAATAGTATATTAGAAAGGAAACTAAAGAAATATGAAGACAATAATATTAGGACCACCGGGAACAGGCAAGACAACAACGTTGTTAGATCTAGTAGATGATTTTTTATCAAGTGGTATTTCACCAAACAAAATAGGATACTTTTCTTTTACAAGAAAAGCAGCTAATGAAGCAATTGAAAGAGCTGCAGAAAGATTTCAACTCGACCCTAAAAAAGAATTAAATTATTTTAGAACATTACACTCTATGGCTTTTAGATTACTAGGAGCTAATAAAGATCGTATGATGCAAATTCAAGACTACAAAGATTTTGGTAGACTTTGTGGTATACCAATTAAGAAAGCATTTTATTCTTTGGATGATGGTGTGTTTGATTCAGATAATGAATACTTAAAAATTATAAACAATGCTAGAGTTAAAAAAATATCTGTATTAGAAGAATACGATAAGAACGTACACAACATAGATGTAGAAAGAAATACTTTAGTATTAATTGATCAAGAACTTACAAAATTTAAAAAAGAAAGAGGTATGAAAGATTTTACTGATTTGATTATTGATTTTGTAGAAAAGGATCTTGCACCTAGTTTAGATGTTTTATTTATTGATGAAGCTCAAGATTTATCATTAATACAATGGCAAATGGTTAAGGCAATGTGGAAGAAAGCAAAGAAAACTTATATTGCAGGTGATGATGACCAGGCAATATTTAAGTGGGCTGGTGCTGATATATCACACTTTATTGCATTAAAAAACGAAGTTGATAATATTAAAGTATTGGATCAATCACACCGTATACCTGGTGGACCTATACACGAATTATCACAAAGAATTATTTCTAAAATTAGCGATAGATACGAAAAAGAATATAAGCCAAGAGAAGAAGAGGGAATATTAGAATATTATACGGATCTGACACAAGTTGATATGTCACGTGGTCAATGGCTTGTTTTATCTTCTGCAAACTATTTTTTAGAAGATGTAAAAGATTTGTGCGAAATACAAGGATGGTATTTTTCACATCGCGGAAAAAATTCAATATCATTGGAGTTATTGATAGCAATTAATAATTGGGAAAAGTGGCGAAAAGGTGGCGATCTTTCTTACCTAGAAGTTAAAAATATTTATCAGTTTTTAGGACCATCAGTTACACCAGGATATAATTCTGGTAAAACTTTACGATCAGATGAACGATACACAATTGATGATTGCAAAAACAATCACGGTCTGTTAAACAGTGATGTGTGGTTTGATAGTTTTAAAAAATTATCAATTACAGAGGAGAGATACATAAGAACTATGTTAGCAAAAGGTGAAAAGATAAATCAAAATCCTAGAATTAGTTTGTCTACTATTCACGCAGCTAAAGGTGGTGAAGCTGATAATGTTTTAATATTACCAGACTTATCTAATGCAGCTGTAAAATCTTATGACTATGATCCTGATGAAACACATAGACTTTTTTATGTTGGTGTAACACGTGCCAAAAAAAGTTTACATATTGTTGAACCAAGAAACACAGATAAGGCGTACATACTATGAACTGTTGGCACTGTAATACAAAACTAATATGGGGTGGTGATCACGATATATCTGATGAAGATGATTTTTATCAATTAGTGACAAATTTTTCTTGTCCTAAATGTAAAGCAATCGTTGATGTATATTACCCAAAAGATGAAGAACAAGACGTAACGAGGAAACACTAATGACAAATAAAGGATTACTAGAAGAAGCATTTCCACAAAATAAACAGATAGGCGGGAATCATTATAAAACTTTTCGCATTCAACCTTATGAGTTTATATCAAAGAATGATTTATCATTTTTTCAAGGCAACGTAATAAAATATGTTTGTAGATATAAAAACAAAAATGGTATTGAAGATCTTGAGAAAATAAAACATTACTGTGATTTAGAAATTAAAAAGTTAAAAGATATAAAAAAGAAATGAATTACTACACAGAATTTATGGGTTTATGTATAATAACAATTTATTTATTTG